AGGAATATACCATTGTTTAAAACTGGAGTTGCCATTTTGTATTTGTTTGTTAATTGTTACTATTTAAAAAGTTCTCTTGAACATGTTGTTTTGTCTAGAGAGTGTTCGTTGTGGTTTTGCTGTAGGTCTTCTGCTATCCTCATCATCTGCACCAGTGTTGGTACTTGATGAAGCCAATCTTCTAGACTCTTCAGTTTTCAAAGATCTTACAGTTTTTTCTACATTTGCTTTTGCTCCTTGTTCTCTCACCTTAGCTTCAAACCCTTGCTCATCTGCAAGAAGCCATAGTGCCTTAGCAATCAAATCATGTCTAGGTTCTACAAACTGATACTTCTCAAGTAAATGACCAAGTAAGTTTGTAGGTTTACCAGAAATTGAAGGATAGTTAGGTTGAACAAGACCAGAATAAAGTAATCCTTGAGTTTTCTTGTCAAGTTTAACTCCACCAATCTCACCGGTAGCAAGTGTGCTGTATACATTATCTGTATAGGCTTTTGCTTGATGAGCTTGTTGTTGTTTCTTATGCTCTTGTTCTGCTAATTGTCTTGCAACAATTTCCTCTTGCATGCGGTCTAACTTTGGCTTAAACTGTTTAGCTTTTTGCCCTAGTCTATCCATGTCAGCCCAGTCTTTAATTTCATCCTCAATTTCTTCAGCGGAACCAAAGCCTGTAGCATGTAAGTACTGTCTTGCAATCTCTTCTTGATCATACTCATCTGCTGGATCTAGATCTCTCATCTCTTCTACATAAGCTAGAGTTCTAAATAATCCTTTAAGATCTTGACCACCATCAGCTACATACTTAGCTGCAATCTGAAGCTCTTCAGGTAATGCTTGGAAGAATTCTCTTGGTACTGCTTCTTTAACTGCATTCTCTCTTTCTTGAAAGTTTGCTTCAAACAGTTCTCTAAAATCTTTTGCTGAGTAATCCTCAATTGGCTTATCATCATCAAAAGGAATAAGAGCCCCTTCTTCAATCATCTTAGAAGCTAAGTCAGCTAAGCCAGACTTATCTATCTTCTGTCTGCCTCTGGTGCCAGTGTCTTCTGCCAGACTGATCATGTCATCAAGTTGAGAGATTGCCTCTTCAACTTCTGCTTTCTTTTCTGCTTTCTCTTCTCTTTCAATTGGAGTAGCATCTTTGTCAAGGAACGTAAATTCAGTGTTCTCCTTAGAGAACATGTTTTTTGGTTTTTCTTCTTCTTTGCCTGAAGATGGTAGCATTACATTCTCTGCTCCAGGCATTCCAAATACTTCATCCAAGTTAATATCAATTTGATCTACCGTTGTAGAATCAACTACCTCACTGAGGTCTTGTGCTCCATTACTCATCTTTGTTGGTTTTTGTGTATACTTTAATATACAAATTAAACTTCAGAAATTTAAATAGGTCTAGATAATATTTTGCAATATATAGCTACCTAGTTACCTTTATTATCCTTTTTGTCAAATCTGTTCTTGTTTTCTTGTGCAATTTGCAATTGTTTATTGGCAATCTCTCTTTGAGCAGCTAGTTTTTCTCTTTCTATCTGGCTTTTTTGAGACTCAATATTCATGCGGTTAGTTTCCTTTTCCCTTTGCAAATCTGTTTGTTGTCTGTACTGATCAGTATCTTTGATATCTTTCATAGCATCCATATAGTCAGATACCTCATTTTTATTGGTATCAGCACTAGCTCCATAACCGGCTGCTCTGATTTCTGCCACAAGAATATCTCTTTGCCTATCTTTATCTTTCTGTTCAGTATCAAACTGTATTTTCTTCTGGTTCTCTTCTGATGTAGCTTTAAGCTGCTGCTCTTGCATTTGTTGTTGCTGTTGCATTTCTTGCTGCTTCTGCTGTTGCATCTTTTGTTCTGAGTCTTTGAGAGCTGTATTAAGCTCAGCAATAGAATCAGACTGAACCACCTTACCTAAGTCATAGATACTTGCACCTGTAGTATTGTTTTGTAAGGCCATTCCTTTAAGTTGTTCTAGGACAGCTCTATGGTTTGCAGTAGTAGTGCAGAATATATTAAGGTCTTTAAGGAGCATATCTGTACCATTGATCTCAAAGTTTACTTTCTCATCTGCTGAAGTTATATAAGTCAGGCGGGCAGATGGTTTAGTAGACTGATAAAACTGTGCTAAGTCTGTACGCATTTGGTGTACTCTAGGCATAAGATAATCACAGTGCTGGATAAAGAACATCTCTGTCTGTGCATAAGATGCTGCAGCGGCTTGTTCTACCCCTGTAGCAGTCATCTGTGCAATTTGTTGACCCATTCTTTGTGGATTAACTCCAATTACTTCATATGCCTGCTGCTTGAAATAGTTTGCAAGCTGGATCCTTGACATCAATCTATTTGTTTGTTCTAGATCAAGTTTTTGGAAATGCTGGAAGTTAAGTGCATTCTCTGTATTTGTGATAGATGTATCTAGAGGTAGCATCTGGAAATTCTTCATTGCCACATATGCTTTTGCTAGATTGTTCTTACCCCAGTCTTCACCCGCAGAGTGTCTTGGTAATGCATTCTGATCTAAGAGGATTACAGTACCTAGTTCATCTACCAAGATGTCAGCTATCTGATTGTTTACAATGTTGTATCCAATCTGGTATGGTTTCATTAAATCAAGTAATGCTGTGGACTTAGTGTTTCTGTCAGAATAGACAGCTCCCTCTACAGGTAGTTTACACCCATAGAGAGAATTGTCGCCTTTAAACTGAAACTTCAGTGGTCCAATATGGTTTCTATCTACACCAATATAGATAGGAGAGAATCCTCCTGGATTATTCATACCCCAGAATGAAGGAATGTTTGGTCCAATTTTTACACCACCCCATACTTCATTGATCCAAATCCAATCTATATGTTCTCCAAACAAGAGATTGTCTCTAGTTTTGTTTTTGAATAACCTGGTATCATAAATAGGTTTCTCAGTTATCTTGTAATCTTCTGTTATAATTTCTGTAATTACTTCACCGGTATCAGTGATCTTAGTAAGATGTCCTACTTTTCTTTGGGACTTCCAATAAGATGTAGTTACTCTAAGTAAGAATGCAGTACCTTGATCAAAGTAATCTTCTCCTTCAGATAAGATCTGATTGATGATATCTCCACCATCATATGCAGACCCAGCCATCATTGTAGTGTATTGTCTGTAGGCAAGGGAAGGCATGTTAGTATTCCAATCATGTGACTTAGTAGCATCATAATAGGTACCGTCATTTTGGTAACCACCTACAACATATCCAGCAGATCTAATTGGGTATACAGCCTCTAATGCTTCATGTTGTTCTTCTGTCAATAAGTATCCAAACTTATCAATAACATCAGCTACTGTAAGCATGTCAATCTTACCTACCCAGTTTCCTTGAGAAATATATCTAGCATCCGGTGACTTATGGTAAAAACATACTGGTGGATTCCACAGTTCTACTTCATAATCATCTTCCATCATGCGCATGTGCCAGAACTCCCGGTCAGTAATTAAACTGTCACGGAATCCTCTTTCCTCAAGCTCATCCATTCGGAACCTTTCTACATCTACTTTATGTTGGTGAGAAGCCCACTGTTCCATCATTGATCTGTAGTCTTTTTTAAAGAATCCTTCAATCTCAGGAAGTGATTTAATTTTATCAGGTGCTAGTTGTTGTTTTGCTTCTTCTGACTCAGGATCTAGTCCTTGCTCTAACATAGCTGACATAATCTTAGTCTGAGCATCTGCCATAAGTGTTTGTTCCACCATGGCTCTTTTTTGCTCCATCATCTCATTGTAAGAGAACTCATCTACCGCCCGGTAGGTTAGTTTAGTAGATCTCTTAGCAAATTCAGCTACTAGAACATTAATAACATTTGGTATGATTGGGTAGAACTTAAGCTCAAGTGCAGAACTATCTTCTCTTGTCAAGATCTCTACAAGATCTCTCATCTCATTGTCTTCTTCAATAATATAGTCTGACTTGTCTATAATACCTTTTGCAAGCTTGTAGTTCTTCATTAGCCTACGAGCATTTCTACGGATTTGTTTCAATCCATTCCACTCTAGCCAGTCTAGATTCCAAGCGGCCCATTCCTCATCTTTGTCTTTTTTGGGAACAAACTGCAAAGGCTGGGTAATACTACCCATTCTATTGTGAGAAGTCTTAGCTCCATTCTTTAACTGTAATGCGTTATATACCTGCATGGTTTCTATTTAAAGTTTTTAAAGGGTGATCTTCTAATTGTTTGGCCACCACTTTGAATCCCTTTTCCAATATGCCGAAAAGGGTTATGAGATAATTTAAACAAATTATCTGACTTTTGCAAGTTTTTGGCAGCATCATCCATTATTGTTTTCTTAGTGTAGCCTCTATTAGATTGTTGAATTTTCATAAATGATACAAGTGAAGCAAAGGCAACTAATCTATCCACGTTGACTCCAGCTGCATATTCTCTCATTTCTTTGATAAGCATTGGATCCGGAATCCTTTCTATACCATATTTAGTTTTTACAATAGTACCATCTGTTTTTGTTTCTACATCTAGTTCTTCCTTAGTATACTCTATGGCATAATTTAACAAGTGAGCCTTAAATAAAGTACCGGTGTTCTTCCATCCATACTCCTGGAATACATTAGCATTGGCACCAAGATCTTTTAAGAACATGATCTGGCTTTTAGGAACCAGGTATCTTTGTTTTTTTCTACCAATCATATACTGAATAAACAATGAGATGTTATTCTCTATGAGTGTCCAGGCATTATACCATTCTACAATAAGCTCTAGCTTCTGGTGGGTTTTATTAATATCATCATATCTACCACACCATGCAGCTACTATCTTATCTTGTTCTATGTATGTTTCTGTTTCGGTACCTGTTACTTTAGTAATTTCTATAGGAGCCTTCATTACATAGATAGAACATAGGGATTCAGAAGTAGTTGTTTTACCTTCTGATACGGGGTCAATAGATGCATAGTACATCCCAAAGGTTGGATCCTTGACGGGTCTTTCCCATACTACTAGTACTCCGGTTTTATCTTCTGTTTTTTTAGATATAGGAAACTCAGATATAGGTAGTTTATTTGTTTGCCTTACTGCTGCTTTCCCATTCTCATCAGTATGTATATCTAAGAATTCATATGCATACTCTTTTTCTTCAATTCTTTTTTCTTGAGCCCCAAGCAAATGTGGAGGAAACACTGACACTGATCTGTGATCAAATGCTTCTTTAATATTTCTAGGGTGCTGTGAGATTCTTAACTGGTATTCTTCTGGAGCTAGCTCATGTTTCCATTTAACAAACTGCTCATCTAATGCTTCTAATGCTTCTTCTACTTGAGAGTTACCATAAGTGTCAATATAAGGAGGCATTGACCACTGCTCAGGAATAAACAATCCTGACAAACCTTCAGTACCTTTACCATCAATAAGATTTGTCTCTACTGCATAAATATCTTTAGACACAGGATTCATGATCATGTCTCTTAATGGATTACACTGTGACAAGTCACCCACAGATCCTGCTGCTATGAACATACCTGTAGTAAGTAACCCAGATCTCATGGCCGGACGCATGTACTCATAGGTCTTATCCATCTTAGGTGCAATCCCGGCTTCCTCATGAAAGAAGTATTTAACTGGACCCCCTACACCATTTGTTGGATCTTTCTCAAATGACATACCTTGAATAGTACCTTTGAGACCTACCTCAGCTTTTCTGTCCCCTTTTCTTACTTCAATCTTTTGCTGCCACATCATTACCTTGTCTGGTGACATAGGTCTATACCATGCAGTATGTTCATTTAAGAATGCTGCATATTCAGACAAGAACTTCCATGTACCCTTCTCATTGATGTAATCTTTAAGACTGGCCCCCATCTTCAAGGTAACCCCAGCTTCAAACCATAATTGATTTATAAGTTTACTTGCATGGAAATAAGAAGAAGCAATCTGTCTTTTCTTTAGAATAGCAGCATGTGTATAAGTTAATTCTGCCAGGAGTTCGTAGAGTGCCATGTGGTATTGGGCATCTCTGATTTTAGCAAAGCCAAAGAGTTGTTGTTCTTTATCAAATATGGGCAGAAAGTTAAGCCACATATAATAATCTCGGGTGATGAACCAGGTTCCGTTGTCTGATTTATAGAGGATTCCTTTTCTACATTTGTGCTTTTGATCATCCCAGTAATTGATGAAGTCTTTGGATTTATATGGTGAAGTGCAATAGACACCATCCTTTTTGAATTTTTCCGCTTCACTATTGAATAAGTAACTTGTTTCATCAAAATTATATTTACCAGGTTCTTTAAATATAGTAAGAATGTATTCAGAGAATTCTTCTCTAGAATCAAAACTTGTAGTTGTCCAAGTTCCATTGTCCCATGTAGGGATATCCTCATATAATGTGGTCATGAGTCATAAGCTAATCCCTGACCACCGCGCACTTTGCTTTGTTGTTCTTCTTGTAGATCTTTGTAGGCTCCTTTAAAGGAAGCTCTGATCTGGTCAAATTTAGAAGCCGCGTTGATCATAGAGTTAATATTTCCATCTCTACCAGCAGTAATGGATTCTGTTTCCATGTATCTAGCTAATCTATCTAACATGGAAGAAATACCTTTATATGCTCTAGATGTAGGAGTCTCATACATTCTCAAACAAAACTGTAGTGCTATAAAGATAGTGTTATCCTCAGTAGAGAACTCAGCTTCTATTTGTTCTATAATTAAAGACTCCTTATCTAAATCAGGTGTATAGAAAAAGGGATTCATGTCCGGATTAGGGCAGCTCATGTAGAACAAGTATTGATAGATCTTAAGGTAATCATCAGGATACTCCTCCATGACATCTTTCAAAGCTTTAAGTGTATAGCAATGTTCAGTAGGGATAACCACATTATTCTGAACATCAAAGAGTTTAATTAACATCTATTTCTTTTTTACTTTGTGTTTGTTATCATGAAGATAGTGCATTATTGATATCACTTCATCAATTAAATAAGGTACTGCTATTGGTATTACTTCTTTGACAACAGGTTCTCCTGTACTATCTCTTTTTGTAATTGGGTACCCATGCACATCTTTAGCCTCCTCTTCAAATACTACATGGTGAATAAATATTCTACCAGGCTTAAGTTTAGGATTGTGCTTCAAGATAATATACATATAAATACTCAATTGTAAAGCATAGTGATTAAAGTTACAGTCATCTAGTGAAGTAATTGGTGGAGCCATTTTTTCAGAAATACCCTCATAGTTTACATAAGACTCCTTCTTAATTTCCTTGTTAGTCTTATAGTCAATAATATTGACTTTGTCATTAACTACTTCCACTAAGTCAGACTGCCCACATATACCTACAGACTTAAGATAAACCATATGTTCAGGATATACTCCAGGTTCTAATTTCTGAGACGGTGCATATTTTACTCCTAGCTTTTCAGGAAGAGGTGCAAATACAGGTACTGTAACTCCTTCTCTTTCTATTGAAGCTAATGCACACAAGTCAGTTTCTCTTTGATTATGGTAGTATGTACCAAGAGTTACTGCCCTGTCTGCTTCTCCATCCCAAATTCCAATTATAGACTCTGGAGATAATCCATACCACTTTGATTTTTTATTCTTAGATACCTTATCAGCAATTTTTTTTGCATCAAAAGGTTTCTTAAAATGAGAAACCAGTGTAGTAACACTTATCCAGTTTATACCTTCTGCATCAATACTTTTGTAGCTATGATCTGCAGCATTAAATACTATACTCATAATGTTTCTAATTTATCCTCATCCTCCTCAGAGATTAAGGCAAACCATCTACCATCTGGACACTCAGTTGATAGGGCCCGTGTTTTAAACTTAAGAGAGCAGCCACATAGAGAACAGCAAGGTTGTGTTCCTTTTACTGCACACTCCTTACCTTTAGTATCTAAATGCTCACAAGAGTTGCATATCTCATTTCTATGTTCTGCAATATCTTCAACAAACTCATCACGGATTAAAGAGTTTTTAATACCCTCCATGATTTGTTTTCTATTCTTCCACATCTCCTTTAGACCGCTCATCTTTGGTTTTTTTAAATGTTTCTTTTTTCTGTTCTTGTTCTTGTATGACCCTCTCTAGTAAAAGCAATTGTTCTAACTTGGTCTCTACATTCTTTTTATTGTAATAGGCACTGAATGTAGAGGTGTCATGATCCTCAAGAGTTTTAGTATATCTTGGAATTGCTTTTCTTACAATGTAAGGTTTAACAACAAAGTGTCCTAAACCTTCCATGTTTATTCTAGGATGTGTAAGATTTGATAGGTTATCTCTTAAATCTTTATAAAGAAATTCTACTAGTGCTTCGACCAGCCCTTCATCTTGATCTAATTCTTCTGCTACTTGTCTATATAATTTACTGGCTTTTTTCGGTATCATTCCCTAGAAATTTATAGTCAAGTAATATAGTACCTACTGTCTGAATCTTAAGGCTTGGATTGACAAGAATCATTTTCTTGTTTCCAGCATCTTTAACTACCAATCCATTTTTCTCAGCTTTATTAATACAGTTTCTTACAGTTTGTGGAGACTTGAATATCCAGTCTTCATCTGCAGATGCATCATAGCAAAAGTGAGTAAGCTCAATTGGTTGATTAAAGCTTAGTAAAGTCAGACAGTTGAGATCAGACTCACTCATTGCTATATGGTTAATATAACAATGAGTTAAGATCTGAAATTTTACAACATCCCATTTGGGCATTTTCACGCGCTTTTGTACTTGATTTACTAAAGCCATGAGTTTATCCTTTCTTTAACTTTCTTTTTTCTTCACCTTCTGCAGTGCCTCTTACAGGTGGTGGAATTGGAAAGTCATCAGCTTCATCTGATTCATCACCTGCTTGTGGTTGAGTTTGTTCCATCATCATAGCAAACTGATATTGGTAACTAGCTCTTTTAAATCTAGCCTCCTCAATTTCAGTGAGTAGTTTTTCATACTTAGCTTGTGATTCTAGATAAGGAGTTGATTCATCATAGAATGCTTTCATCTCCTCTTTCTTCTGAATTAACTCTTCATGAGTCAATTCTTTTTCTTGTTGGTTTTCCATTATTATACTTTTATGTTTAAGCAAATATATGACAAAAGTTTAAACTTGGGACATTTATAAACAAAAAATCCAGGCATAGTAAATACCTGGACTATAGTATGTATAGAAGAATCAGTTACCGATGTAACCTTTACAAGGCTTTCTTCCTTGTTTTCTTCTTGCTTTTCTTCTTTGCTTTGAATAGTCATCTCCACCAATGGCAGCATTGTTAACTCCGGTAAGCATTGAACCTGTTTTAGATTTATTTGACTTCATAAAGTCCTCTGTGTTGATCACAGCTCCTGTTGCACATTTGTGCAGTCCTTGAAAATTTTTCATTGTTATCTATTTTTAAGTGTAAAGTTTAATATGGTGACCATGTAAAACTCCCTAGAGATATCAGCCTCTATAGATAACACATCAATCTTACCAACTCTTAGGCGCAAAGCAAACTTATCCCATTGTTTGTTCTTTACTCTCCAATTATTTCTAAGTATCATAGTTTTATTCTTTAATTTCAAAGTGCATCCAGTCATAGTTCTTCTCTTTCCCAAGGCCAATGAATCCATTCTTATAGA